TCGTCGAGGAAAAGGATATTGAACGACATGCCTCGGACAGCACTTGCAGACGTAGAAGCAGCCAGTATCTTTGATCCATTCTCCAGTTCTAAACTACCTTTATTCCAGGATATTATACCCTGTTGCATCCATTTAGGCAAATTCTCATATGCAGTCTGCAATCTACCTAATAAATCTCTTGCAGTTGCAGCTTTGTTTGCCAATATACCAATATTAACACTATCATTAAAAACACAATAATGTAATAGATATGATACAGACGTAGTAGACTTACCAGTCTGTCGAGGCATCTTACAGATATTAAATCTATTCTCGTGGAAATTATTAATTAACTTCTCTTGAAAATCATATGGCTTAAATTGAACAAGTCCCTCATCAAGAGAGACAATTTTCATATAATTATTTGCAAAATATACTGGATCTTCCTTATACTTGAGGAATTCAATAACTTGTTCCTCAGTAAATTCAATCTGGGTATTTGCCTTTTTTAGGTTAGGATTACCCAGGTATACATCATGTTCATTCATTTAATTAATTTCCGTATGCCACCTTGGCTACTAGAACACTACCACCATTAGATGCTGCAGTAAGAGTATCTGTTGAAACTTTTTCTAGATAAACAGATTCTTTAGTATTTACTGTAAGACTACCAATAGTAGTACCACCAGAATCTTTTCTTGTTATAACAAGAGCTGCACTATGGTTATTAAAAAGTCTTACCACAGTGGCTGTATTAACATTGGACGCACTAGAAAGATTACCCTCAGCCGCTAAAACTTTAATTAACATAACCGCAATTTTTTAACTATTTATCAAATCCAATCTCCGTTCTCCAATCGGAAAGTGGATCATGTTTAACTTCATTTGGAACTAACTTATCAGGTTTAATTAAATCTATTACCTCAAATGCAGTATTTCCATTAGCATCTTCTATTTCTAATTTATTATTTTCCATTATCCTTAAATCCACTTTTTAACATTTTTTGAAGTTCTGTTGTAGATCCTACAAATACTGCATTGTTAGTAACTTGAGTTGGTTTTCCTTTCTCCTCATCAACTTCTTTAACCTTTTTCTGTAGATCCAATAACTTATCTGTTGTATCAGCAACTGACTTAATAATCTGGCCTGCAACTTCATATGCTCTTGGACTGGCACTTTCACCTGCTAATTCCATAATACCATTAAGGGATTCTTGTCCCTTTTCAATCAAAGAATATAAGTTAGCACGAGTGTACTCATAATCTTTTTCAACATCATCACTTACATTCTTTGTACTATCTTTTCTTGTAACACATCCATTTTCTGGAGTATTGCTTACTTCAATTGCACTAGTAGTATTCAGTGCTTCATCTATAGGATCATAACTAGTCATCGTTTCCATTAAATATCAACTTGTCTTGTTGGACTATATGATCCTGAATCAGTATAATCTGTTATTGTACCATTAAATCCAAAATCATCATCTGGTTCAACTAATATATCATCTGCATTACTTAATATATCAATACTAGTATTCTCTAAATGAGATGCAGCAGTGGTTTTATCCCATCCCCTAGTGACAGTTAATGAACCATTATCAGGTTTAGACTTAATCTTCATAATCTCAGTATCTATAATAATTCTATCACCAACAGCAAAGTTTGTGGAATCATTAACAGATATTTTTGTCTTAGATTTTGTAATTGGTTCATCTAAAACTGCAGTATTATCATCATTATAATCTTTAAGTGCTTTTGGTGTTGCAGTATATCTTAATGATCTTCTTGCATTCTCTCTATCAACAGTACTATAGTAATCAACTTGTACTTTCTTAATAAGTCCTTCTGATGTCTCAGCAACAGGACCGAATAGATAAGTTTTGGCAGTAAAGTTAAGAGTATAAATTAATGCTCGTCTAGTTTCATAATCACCCTCATAATCATCTTGAAAAGATATATTATCTAATACTACAGGAATATCTCTTTTCTCACCAATAACTTTAACTAAATCTACTGTTAAATTAAATGATGGTTGAAAATATGGAAGTATCTGTTCTACAATCTGTAATGCATCATCGTTCAATTTAGTCATTATATTTAATTCAAATCCTACATTATAAGGAACAGGCATATAGACTTTCTTTAAATTAGTTCCATCTGATGCTTTAAATGTTTGTGTTATACCAGCCTTTCTAGTTGGATCATATACTATATTAGTAGTCTCAAAAGACATTCTAGGCAACGACATAGTTGTTGCTTTATTCAATTCTGGTTGTTGATCTAATCTTGCTAAAAACTTTTGAACAGGTCCATATGCCAATGGAACTCTCATTTCACTGAAAGGTGATCCATCAGAATTTGTGTGTCTAATACGAATATCGTTAAAAACTGTACCAAAAGATATAACAGTCTTTCTTAGAATTTCGTGATAATAATAAGTTCCTAACATTATACTTGTCCGAATGGATTAGATTGAGTGAAATCTAGTAACAGATCTGCCTCTGCTTCAATTTCATCATTAGTGTCATACTCATCATATATATCGCTTCCATCATATGACTTAATTTGATATATTGTATTTTTAATATTTCCAAAGGTAAATGCTACTCCAGTATTCCATCCACTATTAATAGAATCAATACTCATTATAACAGTACTAATTCCAATACTTAGAACTGTTGCTCCAGATCCAACAACATTAGTTATAGGATGTAGATCTTGTCCTACGACAATACCTGCAGTATTAATACCAACAATCTTATTGGTAGATCCATATCCAATTGTTCCTGCAGTACTAACTACAGTTTGATACCATGTAGATTCATTAGATTCTAAAGGTTCACCAGGAATAAATCCAGAAATAGTAGTTCCAATACCTACATTAGAAACCTTAAGAACCTTAGTATCAAGATCCCAAGACTTAACTCTTGCAGTAGTACCAGAAGTTTGTCCTGTTACTATTTCATTCATATAGTATGTTCCAATACCAGTTATAAGTGAAGGATCACCAAGAGTTACTGTTGGAACCTGAGTATATCCAATACCTGGATTAATAATTCTGATAGAAGAAACTTGATTATTTGCATTAATTAATGCTTCACCAACTGCTTTAGCAGATCCTGTAATTAATGCATCACTACCAATACCAGTAATAGTTACAGAAGGAGTTGCTCCATATCCAACACCATTACCAGTAACAGTAAAGTTTTTAACACCTTTCAGAGTTGTTTCTATTGAACAAGTTGCAGCAGCACCAACTCCATTACCACCAACAATAGTAATAATAGGTGGTGTAGTATAACCTGAACCAGTATTAGTCAGTACTATTCTTTCAATAGATTGAATTCCACCTATAGATGTAGTAATAGCAACTGCACTTGCATTAACTCCAGACGGTGATGTAGATATTGCAACAGTAGGAACTTGTGTGTATCCAGATCCATCATTATTGAGGAATAATTCTCTAATATAACCTGTTGGTTGACTTAAGGATGCTACTGCAGATGCAGTAGTACCAGAACCAATTAAATTAAGTGTAGTGATAAATCCAGTCTCTTGTACTTGAGTGTCAATCTCTTCAATATCAGTATCAATAACCTCATCCTCATATTCAAAGAGTTCACATTTTAATTCAAAAATATAATTCTTACCTAACTGATAGAAAGGTTGTTCATGTTCTACAAACTTAACTTCAAATAATCTTTGTCCTAATGGAAAATATACAAGATCTCCTTCACGAGGTCTTGTATCAACATTAATTTCATCATCTGGTAATGCAGTAAGAAATGCTGCAATAAAATCTTCAAATCTTTCTTTAGATATTGAGATTACTAATTCATCTCGCAAACTTACCCCAAATTTTGTAAGAATATCTCCTTGCCCACCATATCCTTCAAAAGTATTTACATATGCTTCTATTGCGAAATTATCATCAAATTTAGATGCATTTACTTCTTCTATTATAGTTTGTTTATTAACAAACTTCCTTGGAATATATGTTACTTCAACTCCAAAGATTTGAAGTTGTTCATTTATTAGATCTTGAACAAGACGTTGTTCACTATCAGAGCCTTGCAGAAAAAACGGATTTAATGCCATGACTCACTAACCTATGAAATCAAGTGGAGGTAATTCATATTCAAGTGTCATCTTCTCTTTTAATGCTTCTATATCTTTTTCAGCATCATCATAGATTTCTCTACCATTTAACTCAATTCCACCTGGTAATTTAACACCACGGAACTTGATTAGATTTTGACCCCATTGTCTTTTAATTAATAATGTCAAATACCTCTTAAGGAAAGTATCATTATAAACACCTGTGAACTGATCAGGATCTAAAATTCTCCAACAATCAATAACAAACCATGTATCCTCAGATTGAGCACCCCAATCAATATCCAAATATAATCTATCTTGCCTTTTATTATATCTAATTTGTTTATCTGTTGTTAATAGAAAATCAATATCTTCCAAATAACTCTTAGTCATCGCATACTGCATTAATTCTACAGCATTAAAATAATATAGATCATTTAAAAATAACTGATATTTAATACTAAACATACCACCAGATATTGAACTAGTATCAAATCTAAAAATCTTTTCTATACCAATTACAGAATCAGGAACTTGTAAAAAATTGGAAGTTTCATACCAATTAGCAGTTGTAGTTCCATAACCAGCTATAGCTGTGGATATACCAGTTTGAATAATACCATGACCAGTACCAGTACCACCCATTGTGGTTGCAGTTGTACCGTTGGCCTTTCCTCTATTAATATCTTCTTGAGAAACTTTATATTTTAAGTACATTCTTTCAACACCATCAAAATGACGTTCTTGAAAGAATTGTAGAGCATCATCTACAGCATCATCTATTTGATCATCATCAACATTTATCTCCAATACAGGAGCACCAAGCTGTCTTAAACAGTAATCAATTAATTGTTGTCTAGTTCCTGGTTTCGCCATCTTCCTCGATATCTGCTAATAGATTGTCGTATTTTTCCTGCAACTCTGCTAAATTTGCAAGGAGTTCCTTTTTTTCATCTAAAAAATCTTGTGTAACAGTATGTAATTTTGCTTCAAGTAATACATTTTGATTTGAAATTTGTGAAAGTTTTTGGTTATAAAGTTTAATCAAAACATTCACATCAACGTCAGTTTGATTATTTGTCATAATTTATTAGAAAGTTCCTCCATCGAGAGTTGTTGTCCAAGTTGGTGTTCCAGCTGCATTAGTAGTTAGAACATAATTTGAGGTAGTAATACCAGCAGCAGGTGCTACTGTTGAATTTTGTAATCCATTGGCATCAAAGTATACCACACCACTGGTGGCAAAGTCACCAGATTGATAGTAAATACCTTTAATATCTAGGAAACCTTTTGTACCACTGACTACACTAGCATTGATGGTTGCATCAGGAACAAATGTCCATTTTTGCGAAGAATCGTCGTAACCAAAGAAACCACTCTTATTATTACCTACACCAGAACTGGTATTATAATCGAATGAAATACCACGATCAGTGTTAGTATCATAAGCATGAGTAACAGTTACTTGAACTGTGGTACTAATTCCAGCAGTAGTATAGTTTGTACCAGATCCCCCATCACCGTTGATGAATACAGTACCAATTCCTGATCCACTAGCTGGTGGAATATAAGAATGAACTGTTGTTGTACCTGCACCAGGTAGTCCTGCAACAGTAAGAGTATCATTAGTATTAATACCAACAACAGAATCAAGTTCAATTCGTGATACACCAACACCAACTGCTTTCATTACAGTTCTTTTACTGGTTACATCACCAACCTTCATTATAGCATCATTAATCGTTACATTAGTAGAATTAACAGATGTGGTTGTACCATCTACCTGTAAATCACCTTTAACAATTACTGTACCTTCATTACTTAAACCATCTGGATATGGGTCAATGTACATTACATTGCCGCCACCAGATTTGGTATGAATAACATTGGATGAAATACCAATATTATCAATTCTTACTCCACCAGTGAAAGTAGAGAATCCAGTAACATTTACAAAATTAAATGTAGAAATACCAGTTACTTTTGCATTTCTTGCAGTAAACTCATCAAATACTAGATCATCTAGTACATATAAGTCACCACCAACATATAAGTCACCACCAGTAGTTGTTATACCA